ATGTCGTGTGTCCTCAGTGTGGCCCTGTGGAAGTGTGGCCACATCTCCATCATCTGTTCGTTCTCCCACCATGAGTAGTAGGGTAGCATGTGCATGAAATCCTTTATGCCCGACCACCATCTCTCCTGTGGTTCCCTTATCGTGGTGAATATCTCTGACTGATCCTCACATTCCTCGAAAGGTGGTTGTTGTAATACCAGACTGCCGTACTCATTCCTCAACCATGACTTTACATTCCTGCCGCCACTGATGTCGTGATCCAGATATCTCATCCTGTTCAGAGCCGTCCATCCCTCCGGCATCGCCTTGGGCATGGCGTATATTATGGGTGTTTTGTCCCTGAGTTTTGAGTCAGGACCCAGTATTATCGACAATGATTGTTCTAGTGGTGTTGGCATAGGAATATTTAATCACAAAAAAAGGGCGAACCTAATTAAAGATCCGCCCTTTTGGTAATCCAGTCTGTTGACTAGTGGCTATGCTTACGCATCACCCCTTTGGTCGAACATTCCGTAGATCGCATCGTCACCTGTTGAGCCTACGCCCTCTGGTAATAATGTTCTCATTTTTACATGAAGTTGTCCAGCCGCCGAGTCACCTGAGATTACTGCTCTGATGTCTGCTTCTAGGTCCGCTTCAGCGTCAGCGATTACAGTGGCGTCAACATCCATGTTGATGTCACCTGCTGAGTCCGCCGCGTTGAACTGTCCTGGTGTACCTTCACAGATGTACTGGTAAGACGTGATAGACTCATCAGCACTGATTGAAGCCGCCTCGGCCGCATCGTTGTCAGTGGCTTTCGCCGCTAATCTGTAAGATGCCGCTAATAGCGTACCGTTCTTGTTCACAACTTTGGTTGTTTGATCAAACACTGAATCTAACGCCTCTGGTGTGGTCTGAGGTGCGATGTCTTCGTTGTTCCAGATAACTTCGATGAAAGTTAATCCTTTTCCATTGAAAGACTGTCTTCTTGTTAGATCAGTAGATCTGTTTTGTGTGATTGGCATTTGTAAATCCTCCTATTATGAATCTAATTAGATTGCTAGGTTGTTTACAACTGCTGTTGTACCACCATCATTTAGGTTTACTGAGTCAACTGTTCCCAACGCCTTGATAGCCGTTAAAAGAGTTGAAGCCGATCCAGCCGCACTTTGAGTAGTAAGTGTGAATGAACCACCTGCGCTCGCTGGTGAACCAACTAGAGCGTCAGCCGCCTCTGTGATGTATGTTTTCTTAGAAGTAGTACCTGTACCGTCGAATAGAGCACCTGAACCCACGATGTTGGCGTAAGTCTGGATAGTCTTCTCAACTAGATCGATAGTACTGTCTTTTGCCGTTTTAGCACTCACGTCTTCTCCGAATTCAACAGATAAGAACTCTAAATTTCTACCTAAGAACTCTTCGTTTGGAGATACGAACGTTGTGTTGTTTTCTGATATTGCCATTTTTAATCCTCCTTTTTATCTGATTTAAATGACTATGATGCCGCTCAGGCATCAAGTTAATTGTATTTATGGATGTGTTTGGTAAATTATGCTGTAATATTAAGAATCCAGCCAAACTTCGTCACTTTTGGTGCGTATTTCAAGCCTATAGCCAAGATTCTTCAAGATCTTCTCTGCCACACGCACCACATCTGGTCTCTTGTTCCTCTTCATCTCAATGTTTATCACTGGTCTGTTGTGTGCTATGGTCTCCTGGGCACCCTTGACCAACAGGTCCTCGTAGCCGTCCACGTCTATCTTTATAAAGTCTATCTCTGTGAATTCATAACTGTCCAGCGTCCGGATTTGTATGTCACCGGGTCTGCGATCTAACTTTTGGTGCAGTGGTTGATCAAAAGTGGCAGTGTGTTCTGAGTCACCCAACCCTACCTGGTGTAGTACTGCATTCTTGTCTGAGGGAATGTTTTTGCGCCAGCACTCCGCGAACACAGGGTTGGGCTCGAAGCAGTGTACATTGTCGAAGTCCTGCATCAGGCTCCTGGTCCACATGCCCACGTTGGCGCCAGCGTCCACACAGCCACGCCATGATTTTATGTACTTGTAGGCCTCGCGCCTCAGATCTGATTGACCATCTCCGGCGTTCTCAACGAAAGTGGGTCCGGTGTGTTGTCCGTTGTAGGCCACCCAGAAGTCTCTGCCCTTTGGATATGTCATTTTTTCCTCTTGCATTTCTTACAGCGACAGTCCGGACAGTCCAGGCATTCGGTGCAGGATTTTTCACAGTGCTGTTCACAGCCGCATTGTTCACAGATGTACTTGATCATTCTGTCTCCAGGCATTCGTGGCAGTCACACACTTCACAGTTCTCACAGTTGGTGCATTTATCCTCGTCGCAGTGTGGATCACAGTTGCACCTGTGGCATTTCTCCCTCGCCATTATAACTCCTTGAATTTTTTCAATATGTCGGTGTTGGGCAGTTTGGCCTGCAACTGTTGTTGTAGCCTGTGCAGTGTCTGTAGTTTCAGCCTGGATTCCAACCTGTTGTAGTTGGCCACCGCACGTCTGATGTTTTTTAGATTGGCGTCAGTTATGTTCAACGCCCGTTCCAATTGAGTGAGATTCCGGTAGTGATCCTCCCACGTTCTCATGTATCTTCGTAGCGCCATTACGGGCACAGGTTGTCTCTGCCTCATGGCCTGTGCTTGATTCTTGTTCTTCAATTTCTTGGTTATGTCTGGGTCTCCCGCTACAATGGCCAGCATGTTTGCTAGGTCGTTGTTGATCATCCTGACCTGGTCGAACGTACCCTTGGCCATGGTCTGGTCAGCATATGATTTCACGAAGCCTACGGTGGCCTTGTGTTGGCTCATAAGTGACAGTGCCAGGAAACTTATGTATATTCTCTCTGTTACCTCTGGGAAAGAGAACCTTTCTAAGTCACTATGTCGCCTTATCACCCGGCCTTCAGATACATACTTTAAAAATGGTGTAAGCATACTCATATTTATAGACACGATGCAACGTAATTTTATATTAACCGACGTGATGAAGACTGGCGATCATGGATCCTATGAAGATTTCATAAACGGTCATAGCCTAGACAACCAGACGTTTGAGATGACTGGAGAATACTACACACTGCACAATTACGATCTCGAACAATATGACAGGAAGTTCGCCATGATCGATATGCGGATACACAACAACAGGGTAATTGGCAACAAAGATTATCAGAAGGACCTTAGGTCCAGACTGGACCTACTGCACCAAATGGGTTTCAAATTCATACTTGCCAACCCATGGGAGTCCAAGGAAAACATAGAGACCCAACAGTTCATCACCGGAGAGCCCATGTCTCATGTTGAGATACCATACCCATATCACATGTGGACGGGTGATCAGTCATGGTTCTGGAGTTACATGTTGAACAAGCACAGGCACCACAATTTGTTTTTCGATCACAAAGAAAAAGTTTATGACTTTCTTTATCTTAACAAAGCACCAAGAACGCACAGGGTAAAACTATATGACACACTGATGGCAGATGGCATACTCGACAACAGTCTACATACCTTCGTTGGTGGCACTCCTGAGAGACGACTGCCAAAGAAATACGAACTGCCCGGCATAAACCCCAGGGACTATCCACGATGGGGGAAGGATCAAGACATCTATGAATTGCCCTACAATCATTCGAAATACAACATAGTGTCCGAGACCAATGACAATGATTACGAGGTATTCATGACAGAGAAGATCTGGAAACCCATAATTGCAGGACAGATTTTCGTTGTGCATGGCAATTATCTTTACCTACAGAAATTGCGTGAAATGGGTTTCAGGACTTTCTCAAAGTATTTTGATGAAAGTTATGATCTCGAGAGAGATCCCACACAGAGGATCATCAAGATTGCAGACGTCTGCAAAGATCTCAAATCAAAGAACTGGCAGGACATCTATCTTTCGTCCCAATCGTTGAGGGAACACAACACGAAAACTTTTTTTGATGAAAAAAAGTTATCGGTACAGATAAACAATTCTATTAATTTATTTCTTGAATTTGCTGATCGCAGTTAGATTTCTTCTCGAGAATCCCAACCTATCAACCAACTTCACAGCACTGCCCGCCTTGTCCACAGCAACGAATCCCTCAGGTTCGGTGACCTCCAGTCCCGAATCGGTCTGTTGGAATGATCCTATGGCCTGTGCCTGGTTCATCTTCCTCAGTACGAAAGCCTTCATGGTCTGCACCGCTCGGTAGAACGTCAGCATGGCCTGAAGTGGTTTCTTGGTCCTGTTGAGGAATATGGGCATCTGTTTCATCTTGTCCTGTCTCAGTTGTAAGGCCCGCTGTGCCTTTAGGCCTGACATCTGCTGTTGCATCCTGTCGTTGTAGAATTTCTTAAAGCCTAGCAGAAATTTGTTGGCATCATTTGGTAGTTCGCCTTCCTTGACCCGGGCGTTGATGTACATCTGGAACATGGGCACGAAGTCTTGGTTCTGTCCCAACACGCTGGCGAGGTTTCTTGGCACGTTGTTAAGCAGTGCCTCCAGTTTCTCGATGCCGTTGTAGAACTGTCGGGTCTCCGCGTCTGTAAACTTGGCCGAGCCCGACACGTCCTTGTAGGTGGCATTGTCGAAGAACACGTCCGGTGATCGGGTGAACGAGTCAACGTCCGCGCCCGCCTGTGCGTCCATGGTGGCTAGTGTGTCGCCCACGTATGTGGTATGGAATATTATACCCAACTTGGCCCTGTCTATCTGCTTCCCCAGGTCCGATTGTTCTGGCACCGCGTATGTGATGGTGTTGGGCGTGAATGTGAGGTTGGGCTTGCCATCTATGTTCTTGCGTGTGATGTCCTCGTCCGTGAACAAGAGGTCTCCCTGGTAAACTCCGGTCATGCCCAGTTTCTTAAGATGTACCAAGCACTTCAAAAGTTTCTGTCCTAGGTCATCTGTACCGTGATTGTTTGCTATATCTCGTTTGGTGTAGTTGATCTTTGCGGCCTTGGCAAATACTGATTTGGTCCCGACAAAGAACTTGCCATTGTCTGGATTGACACCACACACCACTGCTGGTGCGCCGTCCCACTTGACCGATACCTTGACTGCTTCTGAGCTGGCACCTTTGAGTGTTAGTAATAGTCCCCTAAAGAATTCAATCACTGCCTTGCCGCCTTCATGGCCGTCAGTGATTATGATATCCTCTATGTGTTCTAGATGCGTCCTCTTGAATTCGGTAAGGACATCTTCTATCAACATTGGTTAGTCCTCTTTGTATTCGCCGTCTTTGATTTTAAGCACGTTCTCTTTTACATCTCTATTCTCTTTGATACGTGCAACGCCTTTCGAGAACTTGCTGGCATCCATGTTCTTAAGTGCTGAGTTGAATTTCTTTTCTAGTTTGAATGCAGTATCCTGGTCAAAGTTCTCTCTGATGTACGTCATAAGCCTTATGGCTGATTCTAGGATGTGAGAGGCCCTGCTTTCGACAACCTCTTCTTTGTCTCTCTTCAGAGGCATAGAGCTTAATTCTTCTAGAAGACTTCGTGTGTGTTTCTGCATATACTAGGTATTTACACTTTATTGTAGCACAATTCTAGCATAAGTCTACTGTGATTTTTTCCTATAGACGAAATATTTGCGTGAATTTGTGTCATCCCTTATATCAAGCACCTGTAAATTGAATATTTCTGCCAATTGTATGATGAATGGTACGTTCCAGGAGAAAAATTCTATCCATCGTGCCTCAGGTTTGTCGTGTTGTATTCCTGGGTTGACCCTGAAGAACATGGTACCATGGTCGGCGAGTAAATTCACACACCTGCCCACTTCCGCTATGATCTTGTCCCGGCTACCAAAGTTCACGGAACCCAGACACAGTATCACATCAAACTTCTGATCTGTCTTGTAGTCCATGACGCTGACCTCTAAGTCCGCCCTATCATTGTAGGGATCTATACCGATGATGTTGTCGATCTTGCCCTTGAACTCGTTGTAGCCACAACCAACGTCTAGTACAGCACGTGGTTTCAGGCCGTTGACTTCGTCTATCAACGCGACACCCGAGTACTTCCATTTCTTCATGTCGTTGTCCCAGTACTTGGAGAAGTATCTGTGTAGGCAGGCATTATCTATCTTGTTGGAGTATTCTTCTAATGTTTCACATCGTTTGACAGTAACACCAAACGTCTCCTGTATGTATGGATCAGTTATCTTTGCTAGATCGTTCTGAGAGTGTGCCAACAGTTGTGCGAATATTTTTTTGTTCATTTGTAAACGTACACTTTGATATCTTTGTCTGCGTAATTATGTATGACATCTCTACGTGGTGGTTTTTTAATTCCAAGTACACCGCATAGATCAAAGTTATCAATCGGACAAGTTATCCTTTTAAGATTATCTAAAATAAAACTATTAATGTCTTTGTTTTGATTTCTTATATGTGTTTTCATTTTCTCCAGATTTTGGTAATAGTCATAATTGGGGTAGGTTATGTCGAAACCTCCAGCCTGCACCCACCAATCATAACATTCCAGATTGCTACGATATACCATCACAATGGGATATGAAAGACTTTTCAGTTCATTCAGTTTGTGTGCGAATGTATGTGATTTGATTATCCTGTGTCCTGTGCCCGAGAACGGTTTGTCCCAATTTGCCCTGTCATTTGTGAATTCCATTCCGGGATCAAAGTATGAACCCTTATGCTTAACCTCGCCATTGTTGTATGCCCTATCACTGGTGCTGTCGGAATTGTCGATGTCCGGTGAGCGAGATAGACTCTCTGCCACACTGCTCCATTTTGATCCCGGTGCACCAGTGAACAGGATGTATGTCATTTGGTCAGCTCTTCCTTGTACACTGTGTTGTAGCCCAGTTGGTTCTTACCGAAGTCAGTCAGGGTCTTAAGTGCCGTTGGTGTGATGAAACTCTTCAGAGTCCTCACAGCGGCGTCACCATCCGCTCCTGTCCTCCACTCGTACCGGCCAACCTTCTTTTCGATAGCCGCAACCGATTCCGGATCGTTGATCATCCTGTTCAGTGCGTCCACAAGTTTGGCCTTGTTGGGATTGCCCTTGTTCACCCAGAACGCTTTCTGTAGTGCATCTCTCCAACTCTTGACAAGTTTGTATGCGTCATAGAAGTCGCCAGTTGGTTCTGTCAGCCAGGTTTCAAAGTACAGTTCCTCGAAAGTGGGTTCTGCGAAGTTGGGGTCCTTGTCGTGCTTACCTGTGTCCACATTTAGTAGTCCATGATGGAACCATGTCACGGCAGTGCCTTCCTCGATAACGGGCATCACGTGTTTCTTGTAGGCCGCAGGGTTCTCCCTGGTGCCGTTCAAGTCACCTCTCCTGAAGGCCAGTCTCCTCTCGGAACCACTCATTCCTTTGACCCAGACGATGTCCTGCTCCCATGTCTGCATGTAATCACCTTTTGGTCCCGTCAGCAACATCACGATGGCCATTATCTCAGGCGTCATCCCAGAGCCAGCCGCGAACCTGATCGGTCCGTCCAACACGTTGGCGTCCTTTCGGGCACCCACGATGATGTTGAGATTCATCTGTCCTATTGATTCCCAGTCCATGTAGTTGTATTCAACCGGTTCCACGAGATATGATATACCGTTACCACCATGTGATACTAGTATGGTCTTGTCATCGAACCTTAGTTTGTTTTGGAACTCGTTCGGTCCCAGTTGATCTCTTGCACCTGGCTTGTAGATGAGATTGATCTTCTCGCCCAGGTGTTTCTCCCATTCCGCTACGACTATCTGTGCCCACACAGAAGTTCCACCAGATGGTTTTTGTGGCACGATCAAGTTGTAATCTGCCATGGCCGTTGTTGTCATTAACACCAACGCTATTATTGTTTTTTTAAGCATAGTCTATACGACTCCTTTTCGTTATTCCCCAATACAGTAAAAGTATAACACAGATCATTATGGAAATAAAGACCGGTCTTGTTATTACATCTGTTACCGAATGGAGGGTTGTTAGTTGATAAGTGAGATTGTATATCCTGTCACTCAACAGGTACCCTATCAGCAGTGCTGGCCTGCTGACTTGGAATTTCTTGCACAGCACTCCCAATGTGGAGAATGCCACGAGCACAGCGATGTCTTCCCACCCGCCCGTGTATTGTAATGTGGCCCAAACAATCACTACCAGTATGAAAGGGAAATAGTACACGTATGGAACACGTGTGACCCAGCCCGCGAAAAATGCCAGTCCATAACAGATGACAGCAGTTATGATTGTGCCTATCAAGAAAGCAAATGTCATGCTGTCAAACAATCTTTCGTCGTAAAATGTGTCGGGTGATCCCAGGTCGATGCCTAGGTATAAAAACAGTCCCATCAGTATGGCGGCGAATGGTGCGCCCGGTATGCCGAACAGCACCGTGGGTATGAAACTTGAGGCCTTCTGTGCGTTGTTGGCACCTTCCGCCCCAACGATGCCCTTGACGTTGCCGTCGCCGAACCGCTCTTTGGGATTTGATGCCACAGTGGCACCGTAGGCCAACCAGTCAGCCATTGCTCCGCCCAGTCCAGGAAGCAGTCCTATGAAGGAACCTATGGCTCCTCCGCGTATGCTGTCACGCCAACACCTCACAGTGTCCTTGATGCCCTGTACGATATCTCCGAAACTGCCTTTGCCTGTGTCTACTGCTGTCGTCTTCTTGCGATTGAACCAGCCATCCCAAAGTTCCGGTATTGCGAACAGGCCCGCCACGAAAGGCAGTATCTGTACTCCGTCTTCGAGGTAACGCCAACCCATTGTAAATCTTGGAACATTGTTGGCATCAACTCCCACCAGACCCAGTGTTATGCCAAGCACTATGGCCAGCACACTCCTCACGTATTTCTTTGTGGATAGAAATCCAACTGTGACGAACGCCAACAGCACCAACGCCCACAGTTCAGGTATGCCCATGTACATCACGACCTTGGTGTAGTAAGGCAGGAACAGGAATGTAAGTGATCCCCAGAATAACCCGTTCGCGGTGCTGGATGTTATGGCGGCACTCAATGCTCTGGTGGCTTCTCCACGCTTGGCCATGGGGAACCCGTCCACCATGGTGGCGGCCGCGGAGTTGGCACCCGGTATGCCCAAGAGCACACCACTGAATGAATCACCGGTTGTGGATGAAGCAACGACTGCCACACAGAATATCACGCCCAGGTAGGGGTCGCCCACGAAGTAGGGCATGAATCCAAATAG